GAAAAAGAAGATTTAACTTGGTTAATTAAATAAAAGAGGTAAAAATGGCACAAAATGAAAATTTATTTACGAGACTTGGAAAATTATTTCAAAGACCGTTAATTATTAAACAAACTGATTCTGGTAAACTAAGAGTTAAAGATGTAGATTTTAGTCAAACAGCTTTAACATCAAATTTTATAGATAGATATAATAGATTATTTAGTACTGGAGATAATTGGGGTCAAAAGTGGCAAAAAAGACAACAAAGAGAAGCTTACGATATTATGAGGAGAGAATTATTTCGTGATTACGAATTAATGGATTCTGACCCAATTATATCTTCTGCTCTTGATATATATGCTGATGAATCTACTGTAGATAATGTAGAGAATCAAATATTAAAGGTAAAAACAGATAATCCTAAAATAGCTGATATTTTGAATAATTTATTTTATGATGTTTTAAATTTACAATTTAATTTATGGCCTTGGATTCGTAATATGACTAAATATGGAGATTTTTTCTTAAAATTAAATATTTTAGATGGTTATGGTGTCGTTGGAGTAAAACCAATCTCTACATATGAGATTATTAGATTAGAAGACCATGATCCGGAAAATCCTAATTTAGTACAATACATTATAGAACCATTAGATAAAAGTGGAGTTGGTAATCCTAATACAAGTGAACCAACTATTTTAGAGAATTATGAAATAGCTCATTTCAGATTAATGTCTGATGCAAATTTCTTACCTTATGGTAAATCTATGTTAGAAGGTGCTAGAAAAATATATAAACAATTATCTCTCATGGAAGATGCTATGTTAATTCATCGTATTATGAGGGCACCAGAGAAAAGAATATTCAAAGTTGATATTGGTAATATACCACCAAATGAAGTAGAAAACTTTATGAATAAAATAATCAATAAAATGAAAAAAACACCTGTAATTGACCAAAAGACAGGTGAATATAATTTAAGATATAATGTAGAATCAGTTACAGAAGATTATTATTTACCTGTTCGTGGTGGAGATAGTGGTACAGAAATTGAAACTTTACCTGGATTATCTAATGATGCTGCTATTGATGATATCGAATATTTGAGAAACAAAATGATGGCGGCATTAAAAATACCAAAAGCTTTTCTTGGATACGAGGAAGGTGTTGGTAGTAAAGCTACATTAGCTGCTGAAGATGTTAGATTTGCTAGAACAATAGAAAGACTACAGAAAATATTATGTGCAGAACTTGAAAAGATTGCAATTGTTCATTTGTATACACAAGGGTTTGAAGATGCGGAATTACTTGATTTTGAAATAGAATTAACTAATCCATCAATGATACATGAACAAGAGAAACTTGAACTATTATCTCAACAAAAAGATATTGCAAATGATTTACTTGAAAACAAATTGTTTTCTCGTGAGTGGATATATAATAATATTTTTGACTTAAATGAACAAGATAAAAAAGAAGTATTTGACGGTATTATTGAAGATAGAAAACAAGTGTTTAGATTTGATCAAATCGAATCTGAGGGTAATGACCCAGCTGAAAGTGGAGCTTCATCCGATGATATGGAAGGTGATGATGATTTTACTATGGCTAGAAAAGGTGACTGGGGTGGTGATAGAAGAAGTGGTACAGGCAAAAAAGAGTATGGTAATGAATACGATGCTGATGATTTAAAAGATGCTACTAAAAAAGAAAAAGAACGATATGGTAAACGAGAGTTTAAAGGTAAGTCACCACTAGCTACATCAAAAGGTTCAACATTAGTTAGAAGAGAAGGACTTATGAGTGGACTTAAGAAAAAATTTGGTAAAAAAATAAACAGTAGTAGTATTTTGAATGAAGATGTCATAATAAATGACGAGCATGATGAATAAATATATACAAAAGTATAAAAACTTTATATTTATATATGAAAAACTATACATAACAAGATGGAGATCATAGTATGCGAACAGGAGCAAAGCATTCTAAAATTCGTAATACAGGCTTATTATTTGAATTTATAATGAGGCAAATTACTGCGGATGTATTTGGAAAAAATGCTAAAAGTAAAATTGTTGAAATAGTTAAGAAGAGATTTAACGAAAGAACAGAATTATCTAAAGAACTATCTCTATATAATATTTTAGTTAATAAAAAATTTAAAGACGACAAGAAAGCAGATTATTTTATAAACGAAGTTTTAGACAGTCGTAAAAAATTAAATAATACTCAACTAAAAAGAGAAAAATATAATTTAATTAAAGACTTAAAAGAAAACTATGATTTAAATAAATTGATGTCTTCTAAAGTAAGTAACTATAAAGTTTATGCTTCAATATATATGTTATTTGAAAACATAGGTTCACTTTCAGCTGATGCTAAAACGGAATCTTTTTTCAACATAGTTGAACATGTAACAACTAATGATAAAAGTATTAAATTATCAGAAACTGTTAAATCATTACCAAAAGATGAAGATTTAAGAATCCTTACTTATAAAACTCTTTTAGAAAAATTCAATCAAAAATATAGTAGACTAAATTTATCACAAAAAAACTTATTAAGAGCATACATTAATAATGTTTCAAATACTAATTCTCTAAAAGAATATGTAGATAAAGTAATTCCAACAATTAAAAAAGAATTAAAACAACATTCTAAAAATCTTAAAGATGAAGTGGTGAAAATCAAAATGACAGAAGCTATTAATCATATAGATAAATTTTGTGGAACAGGAAACAGTAAAAATATAAAAGATTCGACTGTAATTCAGACTATGAAGTATATGGAACTTCTTAAGGAGTTAAAGAAAAGTGGAAATAAAAACAAAAAAACACTTTAATGAAGTATTAAAACAATTAGCTCTTGAGATAATTGATGAAGAAGAGTTAGATGAGATAACTGTCACAGGTGATATAGATGGTTATAGTACTCCATTCGCTTTTACAGGTAAAAAAAGTAAAAAAAAGAAGAAAAAAATATCTACAAATAGTACTGGATATGAAATGCTTGGAGAAGCATTGGATGAAAAGGATATAGTAGTAATAAAAAAATTAATTAGAAATGTCGTTGGTGATATATTGAGAGATATATGGCTTAAACGAAATTCATGGAAATAGGAGAATATTAATGTCGTTTTACACATCAGGAAGTTATGGAAAAACAGCTTCGGGATTTGATATCCGAGGGCCAAAAGCACTGTCAAGAAAATCTAGAGGTTCAAAAGCTATTGGAGTTGGTGAATTAACATTAACAGAAGCTCCGGATTATGTTTTAATAAATACAAGTGGTTCTTATCATTTTGCATATGATGCAACAGGCTCTTATGGAACAAGTTTGGTGGCTCATAAGGATGCTCATCCATTTATTAAAGCTGTGGAGATTCCATTAAACGCTGGTAGTGGTTACCCCCTTAGAATAGATATTTCACCTAACGCGTGGAGTGGTAGTACATTAGGTGGAACAACATCATTTCCTACTGGGTCTGTAACATTTGTATATGGTTCAAATACTTAATTTAAGGAGATTAAAAGAATGTCAAAATCATTATTAGTAGATTATATACCTTTTGAGATATCAAGAGAGACAATAAATGAATCCATCAAAAACAATGATGGTAGGTTAGTTGTTAAAGGTGTATTACAAAGAGCTGAAGCTAAAAATCAAAATGGTAGAGTATATCCAAGAGAAACTCTTGTAAGAGAGGCTAAAAAATATGCTAAAATCAATATAGCAGAAAGACGAGCGTTAGGAGAACTTGACCATCCAGATTCTTCTGTTGTTAATCTAAATAATGCATCACATAATGTATTAGAAATGCATTGGAAAGGTAATGATTTAGTTGGAACTGTTGAAGTATTAGGAACACCAGCAGGAAACATATTAAAAGAATTATTTAAAAGTGGTATCAAATTAGGTATATCATCTCGTGGTTTAGGTTCGGTTAAAGAAATACACGAAGATGATGGTGATACGGTAGAAGTTCAACCAGATTTTGAACTTATTGCATTTGATTTTGTGTCAAATCCATCTACACATGGTGCATTTATGTCACCTGGTAAAATGAATGAAAGTCTTAATGAAAGTGTTGGAACAAGAAATGGTACATGTTGTCATGACTGTGTTATTGAAGACATAATTAACGAAATATTTAGAGGAGCATAATATGAAGTATAAAGATATCTTAGGATTTTCAAAACCTAAAAAAAAAATAATAAAAGAACAGTCTAAACCAAAATTAAATAAAATTGTTGAAAGTATAAAGAAAGAATTAAATGAATCTTCAGTAGCTGTTGGTATACAGACATTAAGAGACAATCCACCCTTTAAAAATAAATTACAAGAAGTAGGTTCAGCTCCACAACATAAAAAATTCCTAAAAAATATAGAAAAAGCAGAAGAAAATTTACACAAACATGTCTTAAAATATAAAAACTTTTTACAAAGTCAGAATTTAAACGATGAAGCTAATGAATTTAGTAGTAAATATGTTGGATTTGTTGGAAAATTTACCCATTATACAAAAACTACTTGGGTTAAGATGTTAAGGAAAATGATATAATGCCTTCATCGTCAAAATCACAACAAAGGTTTTTTGGAGTTGTGAAAGCGATGCAAAAAGGTGATATGCCTAAAAAAGGAAAGGCAGGTAAAATTGCTAGTAGAATGAGTAAAGATGATGTTGATAAATATGCTTCAACAAAACACAAAGGGAAACCAGAAAAAGTGAAAAGAGAGCAAAAAGTTAGAAATCTAATCAAAAAAATGGTCAGAGAAATTATGACTGAAGCTAAAAAAATGAAGTATAAAGAGCGTGATTGGAAGAAACTCAATAGAATATCTAAAAAGAAAGATGTGATGATACAAACCGCTTTTGGTGACTTATTTAAATGGGAAGAAGGTGATAGAGATGGGGTATTTGCAACTGAAGAGGATGGTAGAGAAATAGAATTAAGTCATGATGATATAGATATTGTTATGGTTGAAGGTAAACTTAACGAAAAAGCTAAAAGAGATTATAAAGCGGAATATAAGAAATATGGTTCATCTACAAAAGCAAAAAAATATAGAGCAGAATTAAATAAGTACAATAGAGATAAAGGTACTTATGGTAATGGTGATAAAAAAGATGCATCACATAAAGGTGGAAAGATTGTAGGATTTGAAGAACAATCAAAGAATAGAGGAAGAGCTGAAAAGAGTAGGTTGAAGAAAGAAGATTTTGCAGGTGCTCATCCAAAAGGTAAAAGAGAAAAATTTGATAGAAATAGAAAAAAACAATCTGAAGTACTTGGATATAAATTAACTGGTAAAAGTGATGTAAAAACAGAAATTGATGACGCTACAATCAAAGAGTCTACTGTTAGGTTGTCTACGATGAAAGATGCTGTTTTTGAACCAGGACAATTTGTACAGATACTTGGTAAAAAAGGTAAAGTTAAACTTGACAAAAAAAGTGTTAAATATTTAGCTAAATGGATTAGAAGTAATTCAGGCAAACACGGAATGGGTTGGTCTTTTACAGAAGGAAAACTTACAGAAGCTACAGATTCATATGTTGTTTGGTCACCATTATTGAATAAAGTATATGATGGACCTGTTAGTGAGAAAGAAGCTTTAAGATTGGTTAAAAAATATTCTAAACAAGGACAATATCATGTTGGTATGCAGGGAACAAAATATTATAATAAAACTAAATTAGGTAAAAAGAATCCAATTAAAGAAGGATTTGACTTAAAAAAACTTGAAATCGTTATTAAGTCTATTCAAAAGAAAATTGCAAAACAAGGTAGAGTTACCAACGCTAGAGATGAAGAACACCTAAAACAATTGATTAAAGTTTATAAAGATATGGGTGGAAGAAAAATTAAAGAAGGAAAACTTAACGAAAAAATGGATAGAAAGAAAGCAGCTATCCTTTTAAAACAATTAGGTGGAAATAGATTTATTGCTATGACAGGTGCTAAAGGATTTGCTTTTTCAAACAAATATAT